GACTGTTGTTGCGCTTGGTCTGAAATTTGCCGTTAAGTCACCTAACGGCCAGATCCTTGATTCTCTAATCTCTGAAGTGATTCGTCGCTTTGATTCTGATTTTACCATGAAATGTCTTTTTAAAAGATTTCCTTCTTTTTATAAAGTTGTTTTAGATGGGACTGTCCATGCATGTCTTTATGCTGGGCGACAAGAACGCGCTACCGACCTTCTTGGGTTGCGTGTGTCTAATATCAGTTCAGAGCGTTCGTTGACAGTCATTAGGTCTTCTACAATTCCGCAATTGCGCAAAAATGATTACTGGCGTTTGGCCAGTGTCGTTTGCGTATCTTTGATTGCCTTGTTGTGGAAGTTGCCTGGTATGCCTGCTGCGTTCATTTCAGATTATCCTTCATTTTCTGCTGTCGCAGAAGAGGCATTGGTCAGTGTTGTCCCTGAAGGTTATTGGTTTGGAGTTGTCTTGGAATTTTTCAGGAACCTTGATGAAAATCCATGGGAAGCCATGGCAGTTATTTGCGTGCATGGTTTTCTTGCCATGTTAAGAAGCGCTGGTAACTGTGGACGAATCGCGTCATTCCTTTTCCATGTCTGGTGGAATTGGAAGGCGTCTAAGTCCCGTGTGATGTCTCGCAGTGAGATCTTCCGCCAAGATTATTGTGCTGGGAAAATTGTTGAGTTTGAAAAGGAAGTATGGGAGCCCTTACCCGTCAGCTTCGTGTTGCCTTCTTATCAAACTCGCATTTTTTCTAAGCCAGATTTTTGGCGTGGTGAGATTTCAGTCTTCGTCGACGGTGTTCGTGTTACCGTCGAAGAAGCTTTTGATTTATTGGATGAGGATGTGTGGACAAATGCCACATATCCAATTTTGATCACTCACTGCCTGTTGCACCAGCCCGCCAATACAGCAAAGAATTTATTGGCGGCCATCGTGCACCGGTTGCATGCCGATCCTTTTTCAGAAAATCCATTTTCTGAAGAGTTTCGTCATGGCAACTGGAAAAAACTTGCTCATTTGGTTATTGATTCCGGATTGTTGAATAGTCATGCAGATGATATTTTGACACATTCTGAATGTTTTAAAATAATGGGCAAGAAAGGGTTGCGGCTTGAAAGAGCTTGGCAAGATGTTATGTTTGGACGCACACTTTCTGAAAAGAAAACCATCAATTTGAAGTGGAATGAAACATTGTCCATTGTTAAGGAAATTGGTGGTTTTCGAACTATGAAGCCTCGTGCTATCCAGAATCTTGTTCCACAAGTTCATGCCGCAATGTCTCCTTTCGCACGTCTTTATAACCGTATTCTTCACACTGCCTTTAATGGTGATATTTTGAAAATCGGAGGCAAAAATGTTCGTATCATTTTTGCTTCTGGTTCCAATGGTGATGAATTGAATCGGATCGGGTCATTGATGACAGACGGTGTTTTCACTGTTGTTGTCTCTGGCGATGATTCGGTTGTTTCTTTCGGTGTTGAAGCGCGTGACGGTGTACCGTTTGGTGAAGCTGATCAGTCCGCTTTTGATCATACTCAAGACGATGGTCCATGTAAGTTCTTTCAAGGAATTATCCAAGAGTTTCTTGGATTTCCACCTGAATTCACTGAAATGGCTTATCGTGCTTGTTCTTCATCATACACTGCTCGCAAAGGACGTTTCTTTGCGAGAGGAGTCTGTGGGACTCAAATGCCTACCGGGATTACTACAACAACTACCTACAATTCATTTGCGACAGCAATGATGTGGGTTTTTTGGTTGTTAAATCCTGGATTGAGCGTTGTTGAAGCGGGTCAGCGGTTGGGTTTTAAAGTTAAATTTGAACCTAGAACTTGTTTGGCTACCACCACCTTTTTGAAAGGTTGGTGGATCAATGACGCTTCTGGTGTACCGAATTGGGTTCCCCTGCCTTCGGCCTGTCTTAAATTAGGAAAGATGATTCGTGATCCTGTCGAAATTACATCTTTTCGTGTGTATGGTAAATTGAAGCATCGTGATGCACGTGACGCTGTTTTGCGTTGTGCGTTTGCTTTGGCCTCATCGTATAATCAAGTTCCTTCTGATTATCCGATCTTTGGTGAATTTCTCCGTACACTTTTAAGATTAGGCCATGAAAACCAGACGGCTTTGAGTAAACTCGAAGAAAGCTACAAGCCAAAGCTTGGTAATTGCTTTCCGAGTCGTGATGAAGCCTGTGTTGCAATTTT